CTGCGGAGAAGAGCGTGTTGTTGTCTTCGAGCAGTGGGATACCACTGTAGGCCAGCAGTTCGATGTCTTTGAACGTGGTGTAGCGAGGATCGGCAGTGGCGTAGGTTCTCAGCACCAGCCGATTGCGCACGATCGCAAAGTCCTCTGAAGCCACTGGCTCACCGTTGATGTAGACCTCGATAGGCTTCGTGCGGTCGATCGGAATCGTGCGAAGAAGAAGTGGCGCGGTGTAAACGTCGAAGTAGGTGGTACGCTGCCCGTAGTGGAAGGCCCGCTTGCAGCCCTTGTTGCTGCACACCTGAGAGTACGCCAGCTTGGCGCACGCGGTGATCGTCGGGTCAGCCTCCTTGACTTGCTTCTGTGCATCGACAAGGCCCTTGAGGGCGCATGTCTCCGCGATCAGTCTCCTGAGAAAGTCTTCGGGCAGCGCTGCCATGCTTTACTCCTTCCGGCGTCGTGGACGAACCCCTGCGTCAGTTCCCATGCCGATGGGCTTCTTCGCAGCAGCGGCGGCGAGACGCGCGGCCTCGGCCTTCTCGTCCGCCTCCCGCTTGGCCTCGGCGGCGGCGAGATCATCTTCGATCTTCTGCTTCTCGGCCGCAGTCTGAGGAACAGTGCGACCCTTCCAGTCCTCGATGCGAACCTTCACGTTGACCTGCTGATCGAAAGGCCGCGTCGGCTCTTCCATGTCATCGCCGTAGCGAAGAAAGAAGTCCTTCGGCGCTTCGATGAAGACGCCACGGTTCAGCGTCACGCCTCTTGTTCGGTCGAAGATCCCCACCTTTGCCACCATCGTCTTGAAGTCGCCGCCCATCGTCTTTTCCTTTCCATGAAGTGAAGGTGGGGCGGGGGTCGTTTATCACGTTCCCCCGCCCCGGGTTTCATACTACTACGCCGCGATTAGGCTGCGGCGGTCTTCCACGCGACGAGCGTGTCGGGCAGCGGCAGCGCCATGCCGATCCGCTCGATGAAGCGGAAGTGGGTCATGAACGCCGCGAAGCCGACGATGTCCGTCGAGGCCACCGACATCTGCATCTTGTCGGCGAAGTAGTAGTTCTTCAGGTTGCCGAACAGGATGTAGCGAGTGGAGACGTGAGCCGCGCCGTCGTAGGCGGGCATGGCCTCCACCAGCGTGACAGGGTAGCCCCACAGCGAGCCTTCCGGCCCCTGCGCGATCTGGTTCCCCGGCCCACCAGTCGGGTTGTAGATGTAGTTGTCGTTCTTGTCCTTGAGCTTGCGAAGGACGTTGAACACGGTGCGGTGCATGAAGTACCGCCCACCGTTGGCCACACCAGACGCGAGCTGCATCTGCATGTCCAGAACATCGTCGGCGGTGATGGACGCGAGGTCCGTGGTCGCGCCAGTGACGGTCTTCCCAGCGGCGGTCAGGCAGCCGTTGAACTTGTCCGCGCCACCAGCGGTCGTGCCGGTGAAGCCGACGCGGTCCTCTTCCTTCGCGAAGTACTCGCCGACGAGCGTGGCGATCAGGGAAGCGATCGGGATGATCGAGTCCTGAAGCAGTTCACCGGAGACCGGCACGAGGGCCGCGAGCTTCGCGACCTTCATGGTCACCGTGGTGAACTTCGGCCACGTTTGCGAGATGGTGTCCATTTCGTCCACCCAGTAGACCGGGGTGGAGAGTGCGGCACCAGCCTTGTTCGTCCACGACCCGCTGTACACGGGGAACTGGATCTCGTCGCGCGACATCGGAACGATCTGGGCATACTGCCGGATCTGCCCATACTGCTCCATGATGCGCAGGATGGTCGGACGGAACTCGAACGGCACGAAGATACCGCCGGTCTCTTCACCCGGAGGAATCGTGCCATCGGTGTTCTCGGCCATACCGTCGTTGAGCGCCTTGATCGTCGCCAGATCCTTCGTGGCGACGGCCTTGAAGAACTGAACGAACCGCTTGGCCTGCGTCGAGTCCTTCCAGCCGACCGACACGCCACGGGTGCGGTGGGTCAGGCCGAACTCCTCGCTGTAGGGCATCGTGGACAGCTTGCCCTTCAGGAAGGAGATCTCTTTCTGCATGTCGGCCTTGAGAGCCGCCATCTCGCTTGCGTGCTGCTCGGAGACGGAGCCGAACTTCTGAACGGCTCCGGCAACGAGATCTTCGAACCGCTTGATCTCAGTGGTCATCTCTGTTTCCTCCTCGTTTGCGTTGGGGTTACTGCCCGATGAGCTTCTCAAGATCAGCGATCGCGCTGGTGCTGACCTCGAAAAGGGTCTTCTGCTCGGGTTCCTTGTGTTCCACCGCCTTCTTGGCCGGTGCCGCCTCGACCATGTCATGAAGCGTCGAGAGCCGGATGTTCATCTCGATGAGGGACTCCTGCATCATGTCTTCCTGCTCATCTTCATCCGACATCTTCTGAGCCATCTGTTTCACGATGCTGAGAACTTCCTTCACCGTCGTGAGGATCTCGGTTTCGAGTAGTGGCTCGGCAGACGTTCCGTCCCCCGGCTCCGAGTCACCTTCAGCCTTGGTCACAGCGCCGGTCGCGGGGTGGGCTAGAGCCTCACCTTCCGTCGCTGCATCTTTGGCCTCCTTGACCGTCACCAGCGGAGCCTCTTCGATCGCCTTCAACTCGTCATCCGTGTAGTCCTTCATCTCAGGGGGTACCTGATTGAAGTCCTTGTAGTGACGAGCGAGGTGACGATAGACGGCTTCCTTGTCGGACTCGTCCACGCTTCCACCACGCGCACCGAGGAGAGCGCTCATCGCGGCTCTCACCCCTGCCCACACCGCGATGAGTTCCCCGCTCTCGACGATGTGGTGAGGGAGCTTGTAGGAGCCGAAGTTGTCGGGGGCAGCGGCCACGAACCAGCCGAAGCCCTTGCGATACTTGGCCCAATTCATCTTCTCTTTGTTGCCGCTGCCGTCGCTCGACGCCCACTTGGCCAGTTCGGTGCGGGCCGCAGAAGCGCTCCAGTCACCACCGTCCTTGCAGGGGGTCGAATGGGTTGGGACAGCACCGCGTAGTTCGTAGTCCTCGTCCGAGATCTCGGCGAATTCCTCCAGCATCTTGAGGGCAGCGCCAAGCTTCTCGTGAACATCTTCTTGAACGAAGGACTTCATGACGGGGTTCTTCTCGACGGCACGGCGAACGATCTCTTCGGCTCGGCGCATTAGTAGCGCCTCGGGATTGGCTGGAATCGGCACCGCGCTGATCTCCAGTAGCTCCCACTTGCAGTAGACCCTATAGGGGATCTGGTCGTACTTGGTGAGATCGAGCGTGGTTTCCTTGCCGGTGGGTAGTTCGAACTTCGCCTCGGTCAGAGCGGGTTCATCATCCCACGGCATCCATAGATCGACGGCACCACCCTTGACCGGACGAAAGCCGATCGAGAATGCGTTCATGTCGCCGCTCTTGTAGCGATCCTCGTAGGTCTTGCCCAGTTCATCCTGAGCAAAGACGAAGTCGAAGATCATCTGATCCGGGGTGACACTGAGATCCACGACCTGACCGATGGTGACTTGGCTGTAGTCGTGAATGCCGACGAGAACTGGGTTGCGCTTGAAGTTGTCCGTGATCGCCCCTTCGGGTAGAACTACCTCACCGTAGCGATCGAGAGCCGGGGTTGTTGCGACTGCGCGGAAGATCGAGCGGCCGTCCGAATGTTGACGCCCGTCGAGTAGTCCTTTGAACTCGACTGCGAGCCTCTGTCTTGTCATCGTCATTCCTCCTTGTGCCCTAGTGCAAGCGCTTTCACTGTGGATTATCCGTCTAAGCCCAAGCAAGTCAAGACTTATTTGGACACTATCGCCTCTACCGTCATCTGACGGATGAGCGTGGGGAAGGTCGTGCAAGTGCAGACCCCGCTCGTCGGGCGCTCAGGGCCGGAGCAGTCACCGGGGTAGAGAAGTTCGGTGTCCCCGAACCCAGCCCCGAGTTCACACTGCTGGCCATTCAAAGATGCGTGGTCTTTGTCACCACCCCAAGCCCACGCATGCTGTTCTACCCCGAGAGCGCCCATCGCAGCATCACGCCCGAGGTTGTAGAACCGGACAATCCACCGCTTGGCATTGATCTTCTCGTGGAGATGACCGGCCACTTCGAGGGCTGCTTTGCGATCCTTCTGGAACGCCGCCACGAGACCGGCTGGAATAGCAGCGAGCTTTCCGAGCAGCGCGTGGTACTCGGTGTCGAACGGATCTGGGTTCGCAGCTTGCCCAAGATCGCGGTACGCCGAGGCATAGCCCTCGTTGAACGCCTCTTTGGTGATCGGCCCGATACCATTGTCCCACTGGTTCGACCAGAACTCGGCCGAGGGGTTCTTGGCACGGGCGGCTGAGAACTGGGTGGCAAAGGAACGAACGAAGCTCTCAAAGCGCTTGTAGAACGGGGCCTGAGCCTTCGCCGTCTCCTGAGCGTACGCCGTCAGCTCTTCGTTGGTCGGGTACACATGGTAGTAGTTGCGTGACTTCGAGTTGCGGAACTCACCGGCCTTGGCCGGGGGCGGTGGCACCGGGGGCTTCTTCCCGGGCTTCTTCGGGGGCGAAGAAGGGGGAGCGTCACCGCCCCCGGGGGCTGTCGGAGGGGCTACCACTACCACCGGGGGTGGTGGTGGAAAGCCACCTTGATCGAATGACTTGTTTCCGATGATCTCCGCGATCTGCTCTTGCGTGTACTGCATGTCGAAGAGAATCTTAGCCGCCTCTGCTTGCAGCTTGACCGTGCTGGCCACATCCTTCGGATCATCCCTGAAGGCATCGACCTCATCCCACTTGAAGTCGCAGAACACGCCCGGAAAGAAGCGGTTGAGAATCATGTTCTGCATGACATCGCGGTAGTACATCATCTTCGGGCGCAGCGTGTTCAGGTAGAGAATGTTTCGCTGCTCCTTCGAGTTCGCGTAGTTCGCGTAGCGGAAGATACCGACCTGAGCCGGTGGCACGTTGTAGACCGCGCAGAGTTCTTCACGAGTGAGGCTCTTGCCCTCGATGAAGTCCAGATCCTTGATCGTATTGGCCAGCACCTTCACATCGACACCGCCCTCAACGAGCAGCGGGAGCTGGCCTTTCACGAAGCCGCTGAAGTTCTGGCGCAGCCGGTTCACGAACTCCTTGCGCTGCGAATCGTTGAAGGTCTGCTTCAGCAGCAGGGCGATGGGGTTGCGCACACCACCCTGAAAGAAGCCGGAGTTCCACGTAGCCATGTTCATGTCCTGCTCGATCGCCATACGCGCTGCGGTGAGCGGGGCCATGCCACGGAAGATGCTGTAGGGATTTGGGTACTTCCACTGCACGACGTCCTTCGGATCGATGCGCTCAGGTGGTGCCCCACCGCCGCTCATCGTCGGGCGCTGATACTCCCAGTACTTGATCTCCTTGCCGTCATTCGAGATGTACGGCGTCATGAAGAGGGGGTTCAGCAGTTCGACATCGCGGGGGGTACGCTTCGGGCCAGTAAACGTCATGAAGGACTCGCCGAAGAGACCGAGATGAAGAAACTGCATCTTGATCAGTTCGGAGATGGTGTGAATCTCACCTTCCTTTGGTGGCCCGAAGAGAACGCTGACGGGGTGCTTCGTGTCGGTGATGATCGTTCGATCCGACTCATCAGCGAACTGGTCACCCGTGTAAAAGTAGTACTTCACGCCAGAGATGCAGTCGCCAATGAGGTTGACACAGGCATAGACCCACGCGATCGTCTTGTAGGAGTCCTTGAGACTGTACTGGCGCTGCCGTTCGAGAACGGTATTTGGGAACTCTCGCTCCAAGATTTCGAGTAGGTCAGAAGCGGCCATTGATCAACTCTCCCTTGTTTTGGTCATGGTATCACAGGAAACGCTCAACTCCAAAGTCGGCATCGTTGTCCAAGAAGCCCATAGCGAACAGCTTCTTGTAGACTTCGAGCTGAGCTTCCGCTTCCGCCCCGTCTATTCCTCGCTCCAGAAGCTCCTTGGTGGTCAGCTTGTGACCACCGTGGAACGAGTAGTTGATGTCGGTGATGTAGGGCATGCCACCAGCATCTGCAAAGCCAAGCATCATCGCGTCCCAGAAGTCAGAAGAGCGCTTCATGCGGCGACGGAACTTGATCTTGTCTTCGAGCTTGATCTTCTGCGACGGTAGCGGCTCGTAGCGGATACTCATGTCCTCGCGAAGCATCGACATGATGTCGGGGTCAGTAAAGTACAACGGTTTCCACGAGATCGAACGGGCCTCGGCTTGATGACGGAGAGACCACGCCATCTCGATACGGCGGTTGATGTACTCCGTATCGTTGATCGCCTTCACCCCGACGTTGATGCCGATGACAGGGTAGCCGAGTTCCATGAGCCGGGAACAGACCCCGGCCCCAACGCCGATCTTGTCGATGTTGATCGCGATGGGCTGATGCCCTGTGAGCCTTATCGACTTCTCCCAGTTCTCGACCACGAACTTCACGACTTGCATCGTGTCGTTTCCTAGAACACGATCGATGTACCCAAGGCGGGAGCCACAGGCCAGTGCTACGACTGTTGGGTCAGCGCCCTCGTCACCGACGTCAACGGAGAGAATCATGTTGTCGAAGGTCGGCTCTACCTCGTTGACTTCGAGGATCTCACGAACCATCGAGGGGTGTAGAACGGTCATCGCACCAGCCTCGACGAAGTTCGCCTCGATGTAGACCTCCCAGAGAGGCTCACCGATGCGCCAGACCTTGCGCTTCTCCTCGACGTAATCAGCAGACAGAATGCCCGGGAAGATGTTGCACCCAGCCTTCACGTTCGGGCTGTCGTGCGCCTTGATCTTGATGACCTTCCACTCCCCGTGCATGCTGCGCCGGTCTTCGAGACAGATGTCCGCGAACGCGCTGTTCTCGTCGGTGGTGTTTGACAGCGCCAGCCAGCGGCAGTTGGCAGAGGTCAGAAGACCCTCACCGGCTTGCCAGATCTGACGGTGGATACCACACGCTTGGTCGAAGATCAGCAACAGG